ACTCGTCATCAGCTTTCTGGCGGCTTGGCTCTCAATCACCGCGCTGTGGCGCGAACCCTTCAAAGAATTCTTTAATCAAAAACAAAATCCAGAATAATTATGGCTACTCCACTTAAACTTGCTCTATTCGCCGGTCTTGCGGCGTTTCTATTAATCTTTAGTATCACTGGTTGCGAACGAATCGATGCCGGCCATGTTGGCGTCAAGGTCAATCTCTATGGCGACGGCAAGGGCGTCGATGACGTGACTGAAGTTACTGGTTGGGTCTTCTATAATCCAATCTCAACCAAGATCGTCGAGTTTCCAACATTTGTGCAGCACAAGGAATACAAGCTAGACCGCGAAAGCGAGGTCGACGAATCTTTTGTTGTCAATTCCAAGGACGGCTCGGAATTCCACGTCTCACCGCTACTTAACTATTCAGTCAAGCGCGAAAAGGTGCCCTATATTTTCCAGAAATATCGAGTGACCCTAGCTGAGATTGAAGCAGGCTTCCTAAAGACCGCAGTCTATGATGCTTTCCGAGTTGTGGCCAATTCCTATACGGCGGATGAGATGATCTCCAACCGTGAGCAGTTTGAAATCAAGGTTCGCAAGGTCTTGGAAGACCACCTGGTACCGGAAGGCTTTATTCTAGCCCAGTTCACGTCAAACCTAATCTATCCGGAAACTTTCAAAAAGGCGATTGAAGCCAAGAACAATGCAGTACAGTCGGCGCTGACGGCTGAGAACAAGGTCAAGCAGGCCGAGGCTGAGGCCAAGATCAAGGTTGCCACCGCTGCCGGTAACGCCCAAGCCATGCTGACGTCAGCCAAGGCCGAGGCTGAGGCCAACCGACTCAAGCAACAGACAATTACACCAATGCTACTACAGCTTGAGTGGATCAACAAATGGAACGGTAAATTGCCCGAAACGATGTTGGGCGATAAGACTAATGCAATGATTGGCATCAAATAACAACCACATGCTAGAATTACTTAAGCGGTTTATTAAACCCAAACCAGCACCCGCACCAAAGGCCAGCATTATGATCAGCCACTCAGACGGGCTGGACGAAAACTATCTCTTTGACTTTAAGAATTACAGTTCAGGTTATCGGGGCAGTGGGCTGTTTAATGTTAGTAGCATTACTGTTGGTGGCATGAGCGATAGCGAGTCAATCAAGGCAAGCGAGCCACAAAAGATTCGAATCAAGCCAATCGATGTGCTAGCCCAATTGGAAACGGTGCCAACGCCATGGACCCTATCCAATTTGGAAGATAAGATCTCGGTGCTTAAATACAAGCAGGAGCTGATCACACAAAGCTATTCACGCCGCGAAGTCGAGGCCCTGATTGAGAGACTACAGAATCGACTAAAGTGGGCAGAGTTTAGCGAGTTCTTTATGCAGTTTCAAAATACGACCGACGAAAAGATCGAGGTTCTACTTGACAAATATGATTTGGTCATGAATACTTCCGATCTCTTTGTGCCTGAATTTCCCGATGAAGCGATCATGGTAATGCGTGACTATACTGACCAGCTGCAGGCCCTGTGCAACAAGAAACCTGTCTTCTACGTCATTGCTGAACCTGATAAGTTTCGTAAGGCCTATGAAAGGCGCGATCCGATCCTGCTTGTGCAGAGCCCGTTTGGTTTCTATTGGCAGATCCTTGGCGCTTGGGACAAGGAGATGATCCTGCTTAGCGAATTATAAAAGGCTGACCCTTTGGATAAATAACTCTGAACAAAAACAATTAGCGGAGTAATCCAAACGCCAGTCGCGTGTGTATAATATAATCAATGAAGTACCTTAAGTCATATAGTCTATTTGAATCAACTGGCTGGAGTCTCGAAGAAATTAATCGAATGGCCGAGGCTGGGCTTATGACTGGTGCAGAAAAGATTGAGGCAACTCGTACAGTAATCAAGCAAATCTTACGCGAAGCTGGTGAGAGCAATCCATGGTCAGACCGCGGCAAAGCCCTGTTAAGTTCGCTACCTGCGATTGAGGCAATTCACACACCAGAAGCCGAAGCCTTTTTCAAGGCCGGTTGGACTCCAACCAGCACAGTACAGCAATTAGCAAATGCGACCTTGGTCTGGAGTCGAGAAATTCAATACACTGATTCTGAACGAGCTAACCTTTGGCAATACTCAACAGACCCACAACAATACCGCCAATCCGAACAACTTATCTTCTATGAAGCAACTGGTTATGCGCGACACAATATTGGCGATCGATTGCAAGTTATTCTACGTAAGGCTCCAGGCGGCGGGCTTAGTTTTTATAGAGGTGCAATGCAGGAGCTCAATGAGCGATGGGCAATTGAAGAACGATTTGTGCCGAGCCGCAAGACTGTAGCTCAAACTAGAGCAAAAGAGGCAGTGATTGCCGAGATTAGAGAATTCTTGGAGCCTAAATTCAAAGATCACAAATGGGTACTTGAACGATATTTGCAATTTCTAGCAAGCGGTGGTTCAGCTAAACAATTGGCACAGAGATTCCAAATTATTCAACGCAGATTCCCAAGCTTGCCTCTTTGGGGAGCTGAAAATTATTACAACGAATTGCTCGATAAGGTGTTGACTGATGGTTTACCGGATGGTGTTAAATTCTGGTTAGCCTCACCCATTGAAGTTTCTAGTTGGGCCGCTCGTAAAATTGATTTATGGCGAAAATTAATTGACCAAGGCTTGGTCGATACGGCCTTATCAAAAACAATCACACAACGATGAATGGCTTTAAAAGTTTTACACAATGGCTAAATGAAGAAGTTGAGATGATCGACTTTAGTGTAGCTGATTCAAGTGGCGTAATTAATTATCCATCGCCAAAGGTTACTGTTAAAAAGAGAACGGCTGACAAGATTTTTAATCAAATAGTAATCGTTACACCAAGTGGCAAAACCTTTATCTATGCACTAACTGGTATACAAGCGTCATTCACTGATCCATTTCCAGATATTAATTTCAAATACCTCAAAAAAGAGGAAGATAATTCTCTAACCTTTGGTCGATACGTTACTGGTGGTGTCAAAGATTTTAGCGTACCGGCGAATGAAGTTAAGACTCTACTCTCCAACTTAATCAACGGCCCAGCTGAGTATTCAGTAAAGGGCATAACGTTTACTAAAATTAAAGTTTAATTAAGTTTTTACCAGGTTAGACTTTTATAATAATTTATGAAAAAACTAATATTATTAACGGTATTTGGCCTAACCTGGTTTATCGCAACTGCACAAGACACAGTTAAGCTTACTCCACAGGAACTATTTGAATTTAATTCTCAATGGAATAACTTAGGCACAACTCAATCCTATATTGATTTTTCAAAGGATGTACTCAATACGTCAGACCTATCACTTGGAGTTGTTGGTCGAAAGGTTTCAACGACCCTTAACTTGGCAATTAGCAAAGCATCAACTAGTGGTACATGGACCAATTCAGCGCTAGTATCAATAAATCCAAGCTGGAAATATTATGGACTAGGTTGGGCCATAACCCGAAAGACCTCTACTCGAAAAACTACTCTACAGGCAATTGGCGCATTTGATTTTACATTTCAAAAAAATCTTAACCTGTCTATTATTGATCTCTTTAAAACCAGGAGGTTTGGAAACTTTGGTTATAACTTAACCGCCTCTCAAACCTGGTGGGGCGAGTGGCAAGGCCCATGGCAAGGCGAATATGTGGTAGATTCTTTGGGTAATTGGGTCGCAAACATCTATCCAATAATGCCTCCATCAAAACAGTTAATTACCCGCGCAATGGTAATTTGGGCGTATCCAATTCAAATGAATCGAGTTACAGTTTCTCCACAATTGGTTTTGGTTAGTGATATTCATCGAAGCTTTACAGATGGCACTCTTAATATTTCATATCTAGCAGATTTTAATCTGGATGCATATTATGGTGTACAGTTAGATTGGAAAGTAGGAAAGAATTTTATTCTAAATAGTAGTATTCGAGTTAATAGTACAATCGATAAATCTAATACTGGTTTTAAAAAGAGTAATCCAATTCTATTTGCAGTCGGAACTGGCTTTTAATGAGTAGTTAGCTAACTGCCTAACTTTTACTAAAGTTTAATTAGGCTTTGCCCTTTCCAGGCTTTTATAGTATAATAATAGTCTATGGAAAAACTTAAAAGTCGAGCCAAAGGCTTTGCACTCTTCTTTGTGATACAAATGTCCTCGTATTTTCTGGTGACAATTAACCAGCGAGGAGTAGTTACCTATAACTATAGCTCAGTTATCATCACAGACATCATGATTGCTTCTCTGGGATATTTCGTAATTAAAAAGATTGCGTCATCCACTGATTCAATTCATCAATGGGCAGGCTATGTTGCCGGTGGAGTTACTGGCAGCGTGATTGCGCTATGGCTGTCTCAACATAATTTTCTATGACAACTCAATACGAAATAATAGTTAAAAAGATCGATCACGATCGGAATACTATTGTTGCTAATCAAATCCGATTATCTGGAGAAATGGTTAATCTAAATGAAGCTGGCTCAGTCGATCGCCTTGAGCTTGCAGTCCACCATCTAGTTAGAGAATTTCGACAAATTGAATTGGATAACTTAGCACCAGTCGAATTCATTACAATTAATAAGCACAGATAATCATGGGAACAAATTATTACCGAATACCGACAGTAGATGAAATGACTGACCGTAAAGTCAGATTGCAACAGCGACTTGAAAAATTAGACATGGAACCAGGCGAGATTGAACGAGCATTCAGATCAATTCAAGTCGGTGATTGGGAATATCAAAGTCCATGGGACGAATTTGTTGAGGACACCGCAATTCATTTAGGTAAACGTAGTGGAGGTTGGAAATTCTGTTGGAACTTTCACAAGAACAAACACTATTCAAATAAAGAGGAATTACTCGCATTCATTCGGTCAGGTAGAGTTGTGGACGAATACGGCGATGAATGGGATGTTGAGAAGTTTATTAAGATGGCGCTTGAATGGGGTCAGCCTGAAGGTTTAGTGGTGAATGAAGAATACCGAAAAACCCAAAGAGCCAAAGGCCATGGTATGTTCTGGTTAGACAACGAACGTTATGATGATTTGATAATTGACGGACTTAGAGTCTCGTCAGCAACTGAATTTTCTTAAATTTGACATTATGAATATTGACCAAGTTGCTCTATCTCAATGGATTAAAATTAAACTCAAACAAGCAAAATCTGATCGAGAAACTCATGTGCTGCTTGAACTAGCGGACGACTTCAATCTATTTGACGTTGATGAATTTTTAGTTGAGAGCGAATAGGCTCTCCTATAAATAACTCTATGAAGTACATTAAATCATGGAGAGTATTTGAATCTAATGACGGTTTCAGTTGGGATGAGAGAGATCGCATGGCAGATCTTGGTCTTAATCCTGAACCAACTGAACAGGAGAATCGTCGATATACTTCATTAATTCGTTATGAAAGTCCAGAGGCAAAGGACATAATGCGAGCTCGCAATTTAACTGTGAGCCGTGGCAAACGTCAGGAAAATGGAGAGCCTTGGCCAAGCGAAGCCGAAAAGATGGCAAAGCTGATAACTGACGTTGAAAAATTAGTTCGTCGAGCAAAGGCAGTTTGGTATACATATGGTGGCCCAGGATTTGAACCTTTTTATAGAGCTCTACGACGTTTCGGTTTTACTGAGAATCAAATCGCTGATCTAAAGGCCAGAGGCGGCCGATAATCTTCCAAATTGGGTAAATTAACCCTATGGAAAACTACCCTAAATGGTTGAATAACCTTGTTTATTTTTTGGCCGGTATTGGCTTTTGGCAATTAATTTCATATTGGATATGACGATTAAATTTTTAAATCCTGCACATGTAGTCTCATGTGAGATCACAAAGGAACACGTCAGCGAACGTTTTTACATCAGGCCTGAACGTAATGTCACCAAGTGGTTTGGGCTAGCTCTTGAACTACAGGAAAGAATGGTCGGTGACCACCGATATTGGGACCATGATACAAAAGAATTCACATATCACTGGGATTTCTTGAAGGAAAATAGCGATCGATACGATATTGTTGGAGATACTGTGATGTGTAAAGCTGAAGTTCGACTACAGTTTGTCGATGGCCAGTTTGCTAAGTATTATTTCTCAACTTTCAAAGAGGCAGTTGATTGGGTCAAGAGTGTAAATGGCTTAACTAAACTAGACTCATGGATTCAGCGTTAACTGAAGTTGAAATCAAGCGATTACGATCTCTTGGCTTGACACCGATTTATGGGTTTGTCAAAGAGAGCAAACTGCATGAGGAGCTTGAAAGTCTCTCGCTTGGCTTGGTTCAAACAATGTTTAATGAAAGAGGTTGGGGTAATGGATATGTTTGCCTGCCAGCTGGTCATCGTTGGTGGGGTATGGAGTATGAAGATATTCCAGTGTCAGTGCATGGGGGCCTAACCTTTGCAACATTTGCCGAAAAGCTAGATTGGCCAGAGATAGATCGTAGTCGGGTTTTACCTGACGATTATGTAATAGGTTTTGATACTCGACACTATGGCGATTCTTTAAAGTGTTGGCCAAACGCAGAGAGCGTCATGGCTGAAGTTAACCGATTAATAGAACAGTGTCAATAATGGCAGAAGTAGTCAATTCAAATTTATCAGATGACGAACTAATTCGAATACTTGAATTGGGTTTATCTGAAGTTATCTTAACTGAAGAAGATTTACGTAGGCTTACGGAAATGGGTCTAATTTCAAGCAAACCCTCTGAGTAAACCGAATCGACAATCTCAGTATTATTTTATTAAACATCGACACATGACAAACAGAAAATTAGTTGATTCAACCTATGCACTGAGCATGATTGTTTCAATGGAAACAGATTACGATAATTGGACAATGGAATCGTGTGGCGCGGCTGGATATTCATGGTTAGAATTCAAGAGCCCTGAATATAAATCACCGGCTGGGCTACGTAAGGTGTATGCGCTCACGCTAAACTATAATGGAGCCTATATCGACGGTCGAATTCAATGGACGGTACCAATGTCCATTTGGCTTAATCCATTCAATCCATTATTTTGGAGATATTGGATTGCCAAAAAGAAATTAATTAGGCACCTAAAGGTTGCCGCGACTCAAAAACATCTAGAGTATTTGCGTAAGCACATGCCATAATGCAGCCAGTAAGAACACGACAAGAGGAATTAGTTGAAGATCCATGGCAAATGTTAGTCGTTTGTCAAATGCTCAATCAAACTAGTTGGAAACAGGTGGATGCATGTCGTCCACTTTTTTTTGATAGATGGCCGAATGCTCTCGCAGTCGTTGGCGCAGAGCAATCTCAAATAGTTGAAGCGATTAGGCCTTTGGGTTTTTATAATCGGCGTGCAAAATCAATTAGAGCATTTAGTGAAGCTTGGTTGCAAGCTCTAAGCGAATGGCCAAATCCAACCGGGATCCCAGTCCAAACTCTGGCTAAAATGCCAGGTATTGGCAAATATGCAATAGACTCTTGGAAGATTTTTCAATTAAAAGACTTTACGACGGATGCAACTGACAAAGTTTTAGTACAATATTTAGAATATCATAGAACAATAAATGGAATTATTAGCAACACACCCAGTTAAAAAATCAGATCTAGGTTTTCACGGCAACTTGTTTGGAGGTAAACTACTTGCATGGTTAGACGCAGCAGCTGCTGCCTATGCAATGGAAGTCTGTCACAATCGACGTATGGTGACGATTCGAATCGATGAATGTGTCTTTAAAAAGCCTGCAAAAGAAGGATCATTGGTCAAGATCTATGGCGAACTTGTCAAAATTGGCAACACCTCTGCAACTTTTCACGTTGAGGCACGGGCTTTCAATGTGTACACTCACGATGAAGAGGCTGTGCTACACACAAAGATTGTCTTTGTCAGAATCGATGAAGATGGTAGCCCAATTCCAATTTCAAAGAGTGTCAAAGATACTCACATGAATACTCAATTACTGCCGCCTTCCAAACTATAAATATCCTATATGGATTCAATTAGTTCGTGCAAAGTCTGCAACCGGCCTATCCCAATTTTAGGAGGAACCACTCATATTTGTATATTATGTTTAACGAAATCAAAGAAAGATTAAACAAAGTACTCGAGTTTCTTACTTGGCTTGAGGAACAGCGACTTAAGAGCATGGAACATTCAGGCCGAGGCTGGGGTTGATAAATAATCCTATGAAGAATAGGAGTATTTTATTATTTGAGTCATGGTCAATCAGCCAACTTGCGGATCGTATAGACGCAGCAGCCGCTGGTCCAGGCACAGACGAAATTGAATTAACCTCAGCTATTCAAGCGATTCCAGATAGGCAGACAGTTGTTCAAATTAATGCATTAATGTCCGGAAGCGACAAATATGCATACAAAACAATTGATGCCGTACTTAAGGGCGAACTTGGTTATTTTGATGATGATTATGCTGAAACTATTAATATCCACATTGACCGAATTGGAGCAAAGGATGTTTTGGCCCTAACTGCATTGCCAGTTACTCCACCTGAAAAGATTATTGCTGACATTCTACCTAGAGTTAAACAACATGAGGGAGTTAAATCTAAAGTATATCTAGATAGTCAAGGTATTCCAACGATTGGAGTCGGCTTTAATCTATCAAGACAGGATTCACTTCAGCGAATTAGTTCAATCGGCGCTAATTATCAACAAGTCAAATCAGGTAAAGCTGCGCTAACTGATTCGCAGATATCTACGCTGCTAATGCAGGACTTAAAAGCAGCTTATGAACAAGCACAAAGTCTTGTGCCCAATTGGACTTCACTGCCTGATTCAATAAAGGGTGTATTAACTGAAATGGCTTTCAATCTGGGCAAGCAAGGACTAAGCGAGTTCAAAAACTTTCTTCGATATATTTCAACATACGACTATGCTAAAGCTTCAGCTGAAATGTTAAGATCTAGTTGGGCAAGCCAAGTTGGCAATCGAGCACAAACTCTATCAAAAATAGTAAACGCGGCTTAAAAAATAAATAACAGTATGAAGCACATCAAACTGTTTGAACAATTTGTCAGCGAATCTTTTGAGAAAGATCCCAAAGAAGAGATCAAATTAACTGAACATCAGCTTGATATTGTTATGCGACTCGCTGATGCAATCAATATGGCGATGAATAATACTAGTGTTGGAGCTTATCAAACTGGCACAATTCAATTTAATTATAGTGCAAGCGTCAACGATTGGATGGATTTAGAAGTGTATGGCGATGGAATTCGAATGTGGATGGAGCAAGATATGCAAATCAGGCCAATCTTTCTAGAGATTGAGGGCAACACGCAAGACGAATTAAAAAGAATGGTTGACCTCGGCCTAGTTCAGAATCTTGCAGATTTTATTGAGATTGAGGGTGAGTACATTACCGGGTTTAATGTAACAACTAGCGTTTCATATGATTCAAAGGATGTTTCCTTTAGCTATGATGAAACTTCAAATACCGAATTCTATAGCGCATCTTACCTAAACTTCAACGACAATGGGCCTCAAGAAATTGAAAGGCTCGCCGATGACATTGGCGATTGGGCGACTGAGTGGATGGATGAGAGTGCTATACCTGAGTCAACTATTCAAGCCATGCTAGACGAAAGGTTTCCCGAAGACGAAGAAGACGAGGATGACGAGGATGAAAACGAAAATGACGAAGACGATGATGACAACTACTAAATATATTAAGCTATTTGAATCATTTAATACTATTTCAATTGAAGGTGAAGAGCCTTTTATCAAATGGGCATGCGAGCAACTTGGAATTAAAGAGTGTCCAACTATAGAATTTGGAGATGACCATTCATTTGCAGTCGAGAAGAGATCAATGGCATACTTTCAACCTGGCAGTTATCGAATCTTTGTTCTTCGTGGTAAAAGAACAAAGGCTGACTGGTTGCGTTCTCTTGCTCATGAGCTAGTTCATGCTCACCAGCTTGAACGTGGCGAAAAACTAAATGGCGAAACTGGTTCTGACCACGAGAACGAGGCCAATTCGAAAGCTGGCGAATTGCTCAGAGACTGGGGCAAGATCGACGGCACCATATACGAAAGCTAATTTCTTTGGTATATTAACCTCATGCAAGGTTATACAGTCTATTACCTACACTACGAAGATCCTGAATTTAGGAAGCCTGCTTGGAACACTCGACAAGACTTTGTCAAATTAGTCGGTGCTAAAACCCCAGATGCAGCAATCAATTGGGTCAAGGCTCAATTCGAAACTCCAATTAAGATTATGGGATTGGGAGTCAGTAAGTTAGACGACTGTGAAATCTTAATAAACGAATAATGTATAATAATAGCCATGAGCAAAAGAATCCAAGTCGCCGACGAGTATCGCAAAAACAAATTAAGCCTTGAACCAGGCGGAGATGAAGTAACTGTCGTATTGGGGGATGGAACCCGATTAGTGTACGATAAAATTAAAGATCCATATCGATATGTCCTGCATATCCACAGACAGGGCAAAGATATCCAAGAAGTTTATGTTAACGGCGAACCCTTTGATGTAAACTTTGACTGATAAATAACTCTATGAAGAGTTATGTACAGCCCAGAAAGACCTGGCTTTCCGAGTCATCAGCTTATTACAAAGAAGAATTAAATCCAAAGTTTTGGGCCGGCGAAGAATTTGACCCAATGGTCAGAACTAAATTGCTTGCTATTGCCCAAGATTTCTATGAGGGTCTGCAATTGACAGTACCGGTCGTTGACGTACAGTTAACCGGCTCAATCGCAAATTATACATGGACTGAGTATTCAGATCTAGATGTCCATGTTATCCTAGATTTTAAATCAATCGGTGACGATATTGAATTAGTAAAGAAGGCACTGGACGGCCAGCGCTTTATATGGAATATGAGGCACCCAGTCATCATCAAAGACCATGATGTTGAACTATATGCCCAGGACGAGAATGAGCCCCACGTGTCATCAGGATTATTCTCGTTAATGAAGAACGAGTGGATTAAGAAACCAGTTTGGAACGAGCCAACTATCGATGAATTGGATGTTAAACGTAAAGTTGAAGCTTACATAACTGAAATAGAAGAACTTGAAAAGAATTTAGCGGATGGGTCTAGCGAATTTGAAGCAAGAGAATTACTTGAAAGAGTTGGCGCTTTAAAAACCAAGATCATGAAAGCTCGCAAAGACGGGCTCGCTGAAACTGGCGAGTTCTCAGTTGAAAATCTAGTTTTCAAACAATTACGTAATCAGGGTTGGATTGAGAGATTAATTGATGCTGGTTCAAAATCATATTCTGCAATTTATTCTGATCCAAAAGCTGAATCAGATGAAGACTCCACCTCACCGGAAGGAGTTGGCGAAAAGCCAGTTAATGAAGATCGCATTTATCCAGGCGGCCTAGTCTTTCTATTGGGTAAAGAACAAGAGGGCGGTCGTCGCCTCTATCTGTTTGAGATTGAATGGGCTAGAGAAGTTAGCCGTCCAGGCGGTTGGCAAGTAAATATGGTTGGCCTTAGAAATCCAATGATCATTAAGAAAATTGACGGCGAACTTAGAGCTAAATCAATTGCAGCTAGTCCACGAGATATTCAACGAGCAATTGGCCTATCCAATATGAGTGTAGTCCTAAATGCAAAGACCAAGACTCCGTTTTGGCACGATACCGTTAAGATCAATAATGTTTCTCAGTTATTGAATACTATGAAGTATCGCTTACCTGCAATCCCAGACCTAAATTTGGACTAATTTCAAAAACTTTGAGCCGATCGTAAGTAAATAATGCTAACGATGGTTCGGTTTATTGAATTTTACGTCAGAGCAGATAATGCCTACTCGATTGAACGGGTTAGGTACATGCTTGACAATTTAGTGGACTTAGGCACCGTTAAGAAATGGAGCGAATCTACTGATGGAGATTCTATTCACTTTACAGTAAATGGTACATGGACCGCCTACAGTACAGTAGCAGCAATGATCCCAAAGAAGAGAACTCCGGAAACCGAACTTTTATCAATTTCCATAGAACATTTCGAAGATGACTAAACTTAGAATCGCAATCGGATCCGATCACGCCGGTTTTGAACTCAAAACAAAGTTGATTAATCACTTAGAAGAGTTAGGCCATGCAGTTTGGGACTTGGGACCAGACTCAGCAGACTCAGTCGATTATCCAGACTATGCTCACAAAGTTGCAATGAACGTGTCAAACTTTGATACGACTGGCATCTTGATTTGTGGGTCAGCAAATGGGGTTGCAATGACTGCCAACAAGCACCAAAAGGTTAGAGCGGCGATTGCTTGGGAACCTGAAATTGCTGCGCTAGCTAAACAGCACAACAATGCAAATACCTTATGTATTCCAGCGAGATTCGTAGACACTTACGAAGCTAAAGCAATAGTTGATGCATTTTTAGAGGCCGAATTTGAAGGAGGCCGCCACGAAAACCGGGTCAATAAGATCAGTTTTTAGTATATTAGTCTAAATGAAGCTTACTAAGATTAATTTGAACTGGCCTTTACTAATCAAGGCCGGCAGCTTAATCTTTTTAATTAAGATCGTGTATAAGATACTCAATGGAACTAATTAATAAAACAGACGACTCAAACCAACTGGTTAGCCCAGTTTTACCAGAAGGTATCAAAAACTATTTGATTGATATCGATGGTACAATAACTGAAGACGTACCAAACGAGGAACCTGATCGAATGCTAACTGTTGCTCCATATCCAGATGCAGTAACAATAATTAACGAGTGGTTTGATCAAGGTCATATCATTACGTTCTTTACTTCTAGAACTGAAGATCATCGTCGAGTTACTCAAGTTTGGTTAGATTCACATGGTTTTAAATATCACGGCCTGTTGATGGGCAAGCCACGCGGTGGCAACTATCACTGGATCGACAATCATATAGTTAGAGCGACCAGATACGATGGTATTTGGTCAGATTTAGTCAAGAAAAATGTAACGATAGAAGTATTTCCATCGAACGAATAATTATGGCAGTAAAAGACATAGGAAAGAAGTATCAATTGCTGGATGAGATCGAACACGTTCTCAAGAGACCCGGCATGTATATCGGCTCAACTAAGCCACACACATCAAATGAATGGATTCTAGGAGATGGCGGATTCTTTGAAAAGGAGGAGTTAACCTATAATCCAGGTTTCTTAAAACTATTTGATGAAATCATTTCAAACTCAGTTGATGAGCATAAGCGAGCCGGCAAGATCAATACAATTAAAGTAACTGCAGATGCGACCACAATATCAGTCTGGGACAATGGTGGAATCCCAGTTGTTCAGCATCCAGAGCACAAGGTCTGGATTCCGGAGCTTATCTTCTCAAACCTCAGAGCTGGCTCAAACTTCGACGACACCGAAGGTCGAACCGTTGCGGGTACAAATGGAGTTGGAGCGAGTCTCGTCAACATCTTTTCCGACAAGTTTATCGTGGATACAGCCGACGGCAAAAACCGGTTTTATCAGGCATTTTCGCAACACATGGCGAACCGAACTCCTGCAAAAATTTCAAAGAGTACTCAAGGCTTTACTGAAATAACATATACTCCAGATCTAAGCCAGTTCGGTATGGCCTCAATCGGTGAAGCTCATATTAAAATGATGCGCAAGCGAGTCATTGAAATTGCAGCGGCGAATCCAGGACTTAAGGTCGAATTTGGCAAAGATAAATTCAAATTCAAAACATTTAAGGAATACGTTGATCTATTCGTAAAAGATTCAATTTGGGAAAGATCTGAACATTGGGACTTTGCAATTGGAGTATCAAAAGACGGTTATCAATCTCAATCATTTGTTAATTCCATCTTAACTAAAGATGGAGGTACTCATGAGAATTATATCATCTACCAAACGATTGAGCAGTTGCGAGGCTTAATCAAAAAGAAATATAAAGTTGATACAAAACCAGCTGAGATTAGAAACCACATGTTCTTATTTCTCAACTGTACTATCATTAATCCTAGTTTCTCTTCGCAAACTAAAGAGAAGCTTATTACTGAACCTAAAGATTTTCAAACTGCACATAAGGTTTCAGAGAAATTTGCAAAGGCAATCTTTGCATCTGAAGTTGTCCAATCATTACTTGATTGGATTGAACAAAAGAAACAGGCCGAAGAGAAAGCTGAGTTACGAAAACTCAATAAGTCTTTGTCTACGGCAAAGGTTCTAAAGCTGATCGATGCAAAAGGCCGAGACAGAGAAAAATGTTCTCTTGGTATTTTTGAAGGAATGTCAGCTCTATCAGCTGTTCGTAAATTTAGAGATCCTCAGACATTCGGTGCCTTTCCATTACGTGGTAAATTCCTAAACGTTGCTGAACTAAAGCATGCTGAGGTAATCAAAAACGAAGAAGTTGTGCAACTAATGGCATCGTTAGGTATTAAACTTGGTGAAGATGCTCGCCATCCAAGATATGGTAAGATCTTAATCTATACTGACGCTGATCCAGACGGAGACTCAATTGCTGGTATGTTGATCAATTTCTTTGCTAGATATTGGCCAGAACTCTTTGCACATGACAGAGTCTTTAAAGTTATGACGCCATTAGTTGTAGCAAAAAAAGGCAAAGAAGTTTTACCGTTCTATTCAAATGAAGACTACCAGAAATGGGAAAAGAAAACTGGCGCAAAGGGCTGGAACGTTGAATACAAAAAAGGTTTAGCTGCATTGGAGGATGATGAATATAAAGAAATCATTCACAATCCAGTATTAGTTAAGATTGATAATGACGGCTCATATAAAGAGAGCCTAAATAATTGGTTTGGCAACGACTCGTCAATCAGAAAAGAAAAGTTGCTTAAATTATCAGTATGATGAATTTTACTCAAGCTCGAAAAGAGTTATTATCCGGTCTAACTATTTCAGTTGCACTTGTACCTGAAGCAATTTCATTTGCGCTATTAGTTGGAGCAGCGCCGCAAGTTGGTCTATGGGCAGCTGTCTTTATGGCACTGTCAACCGCTATTTTTGGAGGTAGACCTGGATTAATTAGTGGAGCAACTGGTGCAACTGCTGTAATCTTAGCGGCACTAGTTAATTCGCATGGAATGGAATATCTTTTTACTGGCGTCTTGGTCGCGGGCTTAATTCAATTAATTATTTGGATAAGCGGCGCTTGGCAAATATTTGATAAAATACCGAAACTGGTTATGTCAGGTTTCCTAGTTGCATTAGCGATAATGATCTTTAGCAGTCAGCTACACTATTTAGATATCGGCAAGCCATCTACTCTCGAATTAATTGCAACACTGGGTGTCATTAGCCTTGCTGCAATTGCTATGTGGAAATCAATAACTCGATTTAGTTTTCCGCCAGCTTTATCAGCTTTAGCAATTGGTATACTATTAGGAGTCCCATTAATGTTACCGACAGTTGGAGACATTTCCCCAGTTTCAGCAAGTTTGCCAACTTTTACCATGCCACTTTTAAGTTGGTCTGCCATACTTGCAGTATTACCATATTCATTTGGTGTTGCAATATCTGGCCTAACTGAATCTCTAATTGCAGTTGGTAATGAAGGTAGTAAAAAGAAAGAAACTTTTGCTCAAGGCCTAGGTAATATAGTCAGTAGCTTATTCAATTCTATGGGAGGCTGTGTATTAATTGGACAAACGAATTTGAACTTAGCTGCTGGTGCAAAGCATAGACTCTCGTCGTTAGCGGCCGCTTTTGGTTTAGCGCTTATCATCTTAACTTTAGGTAAATGGATTGAACTCATTCCGCTTGCTGGCTTAATTGGAGTTATGGTAGTTGTCGTTATTCAAACTGGCGATTGGCAAGCACTAAAGACCTTGAACGTATACAAGATGATTGTACTTTTTGGTACTACTAGCATAGCATTAGTAACTCATAACTTAGCGTTAGGGGTTATTGCTGGAACAATACTCTACTATTCGATAAAAAAGAGCGCACTATGGCAAAAATAGCAACTATAAGAAAATCAATAACACAATACCTAGATCAAGACTATGCGCTCTATGGAATGTATACTCTTGAGAATCGAGCGATCCCATCAGTGATTGATGGATTTAAACCGACTCAGCGTAAGATCATTTATATTTCAGATAAAGTTTGGAAATCTGGCACCGAGAAACCATTAAAGATATTTCAATTAGGTGGTAAGGTCGCAGCAGATGCTCACTACCACCATGGTGACGGTTCTCTCAATTCAGCCATCATTGGAATGGCTCAATCATTTAAGAATTCGTTGCCTTTACTTGAAGAGATAGGGCAATTTGGTTCGCTACGCTCGCCAGAAGCTGGTGCGGCTCGTTATATTTCAACAAGAACGACCAAGAATTTTAGACTCTTATACAAGGACTTTGAATTATTGGAATCTCGACATGAAGAAGGTTCTCAAATTGAACCGGCTTTCTTCTTACCAATTATTCCAGCAGTTTTGCTAAATGGATCTTCAGGTATTGCAGTTGGATTTGCGACAAACATTCTAAACCGAAATCCGATTGACTTAATCGATGCATGTCTCAATGTCTTAGCCGGAAAAAAGGTCCCAACTCTTGTACCATGGTGGAAAGATTTCTCAGGCGAAGTCAAGCCGACTGGTAATCCAAATCAGTATGTGATGAGCGGCTCGTACAAAGTTGCAAACACAACGACTGTCGAGATTTCAGAATTACCACCATCTATCACTTATCAAAAATATGAGTCTCACCTAAATTCCCTATTGGAAAAAGGTACAATCTATTCATATGATGATAACTGTTCAGGCGGAATAAATTACACTCTCAAGTTTTCAAGAAATACATTAGCTGATTTACTTAAGAAGGGCAAACTAGATTCTCTGCTTAAGATGCAAGAGAACGAAACTGAAAACCTAACCTGTTTGGACGAACATGGTAAGCTCAAAATATTTGAATCAGTTTCAGAATTAGTCGAATACTTTGTACAGTTTAGATTGAGTTATTATGACAAGCGTAAAGCCTATCTAATTGACAAACTGAATCGTGAATTGACGTTCTTGTCAAATAGAGCAAAGTTTATTAAGTTGATAATCGAAGGCAAGCTAAAGATAAACAATCGACCTAAAGCTGAGCTCGTTGCTGAACTTGAGAAATTGAAATTTGATCTAGTCAACGAGTCATACAATTATCTACTGTCGATGGCAATTAGCTCATTAACTAAAGAACTGTATGAACAACTGCTTACTGAAGTTGCAGTTAAATCCGATGAACTTGTTATAGTAAAAAAGACTGAGCCAATTGATATGTATAAAACAGATTTAGTTGAGCTTAAAAAGAATCTAAAAAACTCCAAATAGTCCAATGAATCTGTATTACTCGCTCGCATTAATGGTCCTAGTTTCAGTCAGTATAATTGCACTGATTCTAATCAATCGCGCTAAATATAAAAAGGCCATTCTAAAACTAAAATTACAGGAGTATTCGAATCGATTAAAGATTGGCGAAACCTACTGGTATAATTCATCAAAAGGTTCACTAAACGACAATCATCCTAGCTGTTGGGCAAAGGTGGTTGCTGAACCTGTTCTAGACAAACACAATGTTGTAATTGTTGAAGTTATCTTAAAGATCGGTAACAAGAGTTCAATTGCAACCTTTGTACCTGCAAATAGCCTCGCAAAAATTGATCAACTAAACTCATGACCGACTACAAAATTTTCTCAGTCAACAATCTTGAACTTTCTCAGCGTATTGCTGATGCATTAGATACAAACTTAGGAAAATTAAAGATAGATCAATTCTCTGACGGAGAGATGAGCCCACAGTTTGGTGAATCGGTCAGAGAAAAAAGGGTCTTTCTAGTCTGTACGACGTCTAGTCCAACTGAAATCGTTAAACTCCTGTTAGCCTTAGATGCGGCCAAGAGAGCTTCAGCTAGAGAAGTGATAGCAATATTGCCGTATTATGGATATTCCCGCCAAGATCGCAAGGAGGGACCTCGTGGTGCAATAGGCGCAAGACTAATGGCAGACTTAATTCAAACTGCCGGTGCGGATCGATTAATTTGCTTGGACCTACACGCTGATCAGATTCAAGGCTTTTTCAATGGGCCGCTTAATCTGATTTCAGGTCATATTGTATTCAGCACTTTTCTCCGCAATTTGCCAGCCGATCAATATACAATCTGTTCGCCTGATGCCGGCGGTGTTAAAAGAGCAAACAAATTCTATCAGCAATTTTTAAAGCAATTTCCCGATTCGACATTCGCAATGCTGTCTAAATTAAGGGATAAGCCGAATTCGATTGAGCGAATGGATTTAATCGGCGATGTTAGTGGCCGCCATGTAATTATTATCGATGATATGATTGACACAGGCGGTACGCTAATCAAAGCTGCACAACTATTAAAAGAGGGTGGAGCAACCCAGGTTTCAGCATGCATTACGCATGGAGTATTATCTGGTCAAGGCCATCCACGAATTATGATGTCTGAATATTTGGACAAATTAATTATCAGCGATTCTATTGAGCAAGAAGTAATTAATAATAAGATTGAAACGGTCAGTTGTGCAACCGCAATTGCAGCAACAATCAAAGCAATCACAAGTTCAACTTCATTAGAAGAAGCGCTTGATCGGTTGTTAGAGGTTAACTAATAAAAAAAGGGACTCAATTGAGTCCCTTTATATTTAGGCAGAAGATCAAGTATTATGCAATGTCTGCAGATTCAATCAAAGTGTAGGTAAAAGATTTACCGTGAACTGCGGCAGCTTTACGACAAATTGCCATAAAGGCTTCAAAGTCCGCTGCTTTCTTGAATACTTGGCAGCCTTCTGACCAATTCTCTACATAAGTAGAATCAGCTCCAGCTTTGTGGATATTAATTCCAAAAATTCCTTCAGCAATTTTATCCTCGTTGTAGGTCATATCACGGTTTGCATCGCGATATACCTTAACCGGCTTTTGTTGCTTTAACGCTTCATACTTACCTTGGTGTAAACCCAATGTGTGTGAACCGCGATACTGGCCTTCAACTAAGCGGGCAACACCAGCTGCATTGTGGTATTCCATTACGCCTTTTTTACCAGGATCGGTTGTTGCTGGCCAAATGTGAAACTTCCAATTGCCGCCTTCTTTGTAAGAAACGGTAATGTGGTCATCAAATACATTCGTCACAGCATTGCCAGTTGCAGAGTTTCTAACGCCAACGATGTTAACATCAAAGTCCTTTGCTCCTTCGAACCATGCATAGCCCTTTGCTTTAACAGCCGCTTCGATTTGTTCTCTTGTGTAACTCATAATTCATTTCAGGTTATTTTTAGGAAAGAGCATTGTAATACTCCTTGAAATGCTTGATTCTGTCTGGCAAACCTATTGTGCCGCCATTAACTCTCTTAGTAACTGCAGTTACAGTTGCATCGTCTGCTCCCTTATCGCAAATTGCCCAAAGGCCATTTGATTGAAAGAAGAATGCAGCTGATGCGAGAGGATATTTTGTTGCAACTAGATCTGGGTTTGCAACTGTGTCTTCACCAATAAACTTTGCAAAGTTTGTATAGTTAGCTTTACCGGTCAATTGAATGTAACCGCGACCTCTGAACTTATAGCCTTCGCCAGTTGCCTCAGCTCCATTACCCATACGGTTACCGTAAACTAGGTTTGCGATTTTTTCAGGTTTTCTTTCGTATTCTAGGGCCTTTGCATCAGTTGGGAAATACTTACCGAAGATTCCACGAAGACCCTTCGCACCGTAATTTAAATTCTCTTGAACCGCTTTGAAACCACCAGACTCGTGACCGCATTGAGCTAGGAAGTGGGCAAGTCTAAGACTATTCGTAATACCGAATTTTGCTGCAACTTCTGGAATCTGTGCGATTACCGAATCAGGTACATGGCCTTTTAATTTTTCTAACTTTAATGGGCCAGCTGAAATTGGCGCAGCTGGTGCAGCCGCCTCGCTAATTCCCATTTTTGCTAGGGTCGCTGGACCGACGATACCGTCTGCCGTAAGACCGTTTTTTGACTGCCATTCTTTGACAGCTTTTTCAGTGCCTGGGCCGAAGTTACCATCGGCGGCTTGACCGAGCTTTTCTTGCAATTTTTTGACTAGATCACCCGTCGATCCAACTTTTAAAATCATACAATTTGGGTTATTTGGTATTATTTATCAAGTCGAAGCTTTTTCCAAAAGCGATAAATAATATCATGAGCCGGCTTATCTCTAAAAAGACTGCAAATTTAACATTGGCCTGGTGCATTGACCGGTATGGGGCAAGCATCCATAATGACCTGTCGACTCTGGAGATCAGGTTCAGATCAAAGCTTGAATTTTATGGCGAATACGATTCAGAAGACAATATCATCTATTTGAATCCGACTAAACACAAGACCTTAATTGAATGGGTCAATACTATAATTCATGAATACACTCACTTTAAACAAAATATTGATGGGATGTATACAAAGTACTATGACAGATACGGTAGATCCTACGAAAACCATCCCCACGAAGTAAGTGCTCATCGGACAGCCGAACGAGATCAAAAGGAAGCTCGTCGTTGGGTGTTGCAAAATTTACGAAAAGTTAAAAGATAGTTCTGTAGTTTCTGTAGTTTTTTAAGCCCGACCAGATAAATAACTACAAAAAAGGTCGTAGGCAAAATGAAAAAATTACAGGCCCTTCTGGGCATTCTCCTAATTGCGTTTTTCGCAGTTACCCCTTCAAAATTATTGGCTCAGACTGGCCCAACTGCTCCCGCTGCTGGTGTGTATGTTCTTGTTGATACTTCATACCAAGTAGGTACAGTTGCAGCTGACTCGACAATTGCAAAACTTTACTATCACAACAATACCTCTTCTCTAATTGCAGGTATGCAGTTTAGAGTTTGGTACGATAATGCTGCCTTTAATGGTCAAGCACCAGTCGTTACTTCTCTAAATAATACGTTCTCGCAGTATATGCAATATAAGACCGATACTATTAACGGTCACATTACAATTACCTTAGCTTATACTGGAAGTAGTGCAACATTTGATATTCCAGATGGAGAACTATTTAAAATTAAATTCCGCCACTCTGCGAACTTCCAAAGCTTTTATGGCAGTATCGATTCGTTAGAGATAAGCGGTGTACAAACTTTTACGAACTTAGCCGCAACTAATGCTGGTGCAGATACAACGCTTACTGCATATTCATATGGTGGTTCGTTCGATCTACAACAATTCCAATACCACGGTCGTTTCAAAAACGTTACTGGTTCTGGTGCTAAGAACTTAACGCTGGCTCTTCAATCTAAACCAAAGACTGGTTCAACGTGGACTAACTGGACAACCGCAACAACTGATACGACTGGTTATTTCGCATTTGATGAATGGTTAGATACTACTTACTATGATGTTCGCCTCTACGTTAAAGGTGATACAATGTCAGTCGGTAACGTTATTTCAACAGCAGACGCTCACAAGATCAACCAATGGGTGCTAGGTCAAGCAACTCCAACTGCATTTGAATTCTATGCAGCTGACGTAAACGGTACAAACGATATCTCAATCACTGACGCATATGGCGTATTTGGTAGAATCGCTGGTAGATTCTCAGTATGGCCAAATAGTGTACCTGATATCAAGTTCTTTACTCAAGGCCAATATGATACGATCACAAACAGCCCTTCAACTAACTATACTTCAACTATTGCCGGTGTAACTAACTTCACATTTAATATTCTTCCAGGTCAACCGGATTCAGTAGTTTATTACGTAGCTGTACCTGGTGATGCTAACGGAACTGGTTACAACATGGCACGTTTAACTCCAATCAAGATCGTTAATCCAAACAATGCACGCCTTTACATCATCGATGCAACAGTCGAATATGACGATCCTACTTTACAAACCTTTGAAGTTAATATGCCAACTCTGTCAGTTGCGGAAGGTAACTTAGTAAATGTACCAGTTAAAGTTTTAACTGGAGTTGATCTAAGCTCTCTTCAACTTGCATTGAATTACGATCAATCTCTATTGGAATTCAAATCTCTTCAGACTACTGAAGCCGTTGCTTCATGGCAGACTTTCTTCAATCCAAGTAATGGAACAGTTGAATGGGGAGGTTATGATCCCCACAACAACCAGAATCTAATCAGTAATAATGATCAGGTTCTTAACTTACAGTTTATTGCAAAATCTCCACAGACTCAATGGACAGTGAGCCCGCTCTATGTTTCCAGAAAATATGCAGGTAACGCGAATTCAAGGGATATGAATATTACTCCAACTGAGGGTCGTATTGAAGTCCGTCGAGTTGCTGCACCAAACGTAAACATTGGAGAGCTTGCAGATATGCTAGTCTATCCGAACCCAACTGCAAATCAAATTACCTTGGTCTTTAATGTAAAAGAAGAAGGTCAGACTAATTTGGGAATCAGAGACGTTAGTGGTAAGCTAGTAGCAGAAGTACTTCCGTCGCAAAGATTTCCAGAAGGACAGTATTCATATAACGCTAACCTTGGATATTTGCCAGCTGGTACTTACATTGCCGTGCTTACGACAGAGAATGGTATTATCTCAAAAAGAGTAATTAAGTCGAATTAAATAATAAAAAAATCTATTATCCTATGGCAGAGAACGAAGAAGGCAACGAAGGCGGAATGTCAACGCTAAAGAAAACTATCATTGGTATCGCAACTACAGCGGTAACTGCAGTTGGTGGTTATGTTGCAACTCACATTGAAGCTATTTTTGGAGGTGAAAAGGAAGAGACCAAGACTGAACAGGTCGCTCAACCAGCAGCACAACAACCAAACATTATCTTAAACGTCGACAACTCTTCTAAAAACAATTCATCAAGTGGTGGTGGTCAAACCATTATCAGAGAAAAAGTTGTTGAGAAACCCGCAGCTGAGCCTGCACCAAAACCTAAGAAAGAGGAAGAAGATCCTTGGTAAAAATTATTCGATACGTAGATGGCACTCGATAAGTTAAAAAAGGCAATGGGTTTAGGCCCAGCCGATTATGTTAAAGTAGACGAAAAGAATCGTTTCTATTACATGTTGCAGCAAATGCAAAGCAACCGTTGGAAAATTACAGCAATTGTATTGGGATTATTTACGCTAATCATTGTTGGAATCAATGCTGGCGTATTCATTGGTGCAACAATTGGAGAAGATTGGAAAGAAATGCTGCTAATCCTATTAGGTGCATTTGTTGGAAACTTAAACAAAGTAGTTGATTACTGGTTTAACTCTGAAGATCGCGATAAGATGCTGATTCAAAAAGTAGACGAAGAAGACGGGCAATCGTTATCTAACGTTTCTGGAGAATAAAAAAAAATAACTTTTCTATGAAAAGGTTTACTGCCTGGTTTATGGATGAAGGTTGGGCTGCAACTGCAGTTGTGGCATGGTTCGTATTCATTGCAATACTTGCAGCAAAAATTGTGAATTAAAAATGAAAAGACTCTTAATCCTTGCCGCTAGCGCGCTATGGTCAATCGTAGCATCAGCTCAATCAATAGGCAGTACAAAGACTGAGACCTATCAAGCTGAGTTCGAAAAGAAACAATCAATCAGTGCACTAGGCGAGTATACAGATACAATCGTTATTCCAATTCAAGTTCTACAAATTGGAATTAATGAAGACGTTTATGCAATGTATCCAGAACTAAGAGATAAACGAGTTGGACTGGGTGTTGCTAACATCGTGTTAGAATACTTAGAGATGACTGACCGTTTTATATTCACAGAAGACAAAGCTGAAATTAAGAATAAGATGATTGCTCAAGATAAAGCGTCAGACAAAGGAATTTCTCAGAATAAAATAGAAGTTAAAGGCAACGTTATCTTAGCCAAGTATTTTGTCTATATTGAAGTATATGATTTTGCAGTAAGCGAAGATGAAGATATTCAAGTCGGCGGAGCAGAAGTTCGCCAAAAAACTACGATGGGTTTACAAGTACGATTCGTTGATGCAGAAACTGGTGAAATTATAACTGGCTCCGGTTCAGGCGAAGCAGTTACAGTAAAGAAAGCGACATTGCTTGATGGAATTGATGAAGTTAAATTTAATCAATCAACGATCGGTATATCAACTAAAAAGGCCCTAGAGACAGCAGCTTCTCGAGTAGTATCAAAGCTGATTAAAAAGGGCGTATTTAGACAGTGATACGGTATGCGGTTCTACTATTTTCAATACTTTTCTCTACTGTAGCTTTTTCTCAAAGCTATACGTATACTTATGTAGATCCGTGTACTAAACTGATTAAGACGATAACTATTCCGGCCAATCAGCAGAATATTGCAGTTACTTATTACGGACAGGTCGGCACGTTTTCTCAAGCAGATTTTAATAATGGCGTATTTACTGCATGGATGAATTCCACTGCAGCAATAAATTCAAATAAGCCTTGTGATGGTTTAGTTACGGCAACTACCACAACCACTAATCTAATTGTAACAAACAATATTATTTCAACTCTAACTAACATCACATCTGTAGCAACAATGTCTGCTCAGTTAGCCGGTAGTGTCGCGTCAGTTTCAACTGGTGGAGTCAGCAATGCCTTAGGCAATGCAACAAACAACTCATCATCAAGTAGTTCAGGTAACTCAGACGGTAATTCAAATAATTCGAACAGCAGTTCAGCTAATGGAGGCAGCAACTCAGGAGGATCAGGGTCGTCTGGTTCTGCTGGATCAAGTAGTAATAATGGCGGAAGTTCAAATGGATCTGGCAGCAATACTGGAGGATCTGGTGGAAATACCGGTGGTTCTGGCTCAGGATCAGGCGGCAACACTGGCGGTTCAGGATCAGGCGGATCAGGTAGCGGTGGATCAGGTTCAGGTGGTAATACTGGTGGATCAGGCTCTGGCTCAGGAGGAACTACTGGTGGATCAGGTAGTGGTGGATCAGGTACTCCAACTGGAACCGGTGGAACAAATCCTCAGCCGACTGGCGGCAACGGTGAAACGACCACAACTACTTCAGGCGGTAACGGTGGAACGACTAATTCTGTGTCAAATGCGGCAGAAGCAAGTGGAGGTTCAGAAGGCGGATCCGGTGGTAGTTCGGGAGGAAGCAGCAAGAGCGGAGATAAAAACCGAGCTAGAGTCGGTTCGTTAATTGGTACTGGAGATCTTGTTGCGATTCGTAGCGCAGAGGAAGGAGAAAAGGACCAATTTAAATTTACAATGAGTATGACTCATTCAAATACAAAGAATACTTTCGCTAAAGGTTTTCTAGGCAACTTTACAACATCGATTAATAATTCGAATATAACTTTTTATGGAGCTTGGACAAAGAAGACTGCGACCTTAATTACCGCAAATTCAAGCATGATAAACTTCGATAAAGACTTCTTCAATACGTCGACAGTATTGGGTTCAAAAAGATATGGCAAGCTTTCATTAATGGGTGGAGCAAACTTTACAGTAGGTAAATTAGGTAAGACTGCCTTTACTAACCTATCCGCAGTAGGTGGTGGTTTCTATCTGTTTACACCAGGCAAGAGTAAAAAGATTACAGGTACAATATTGTTACTCGGCGTTTATTCTCCATTTACTCAATTCTATGAAGGTAAGTGGTGGGATTCTGGAATCCTACTTGTACCATTTAGTTCTTGGGATTACTCAATCACGAAGAAATTCAAATACAACATAAGTTTTTCCGGGACTTATGAATGGAATAAGAACATGTTAAACTATCAAGTTCTAACCGGTGGAAAAATACTTCTTTAATTATGAAAAACCTACTTCTCATCCTATCATTATTCATTCTGACTAGCTTTACGGCAGGTGACTGTTACAAAGTTGAAAAGGTGTTTGCAACAGCAGACGCGCCGGAAATGAATTCAAATCGAGTAATCTTTGGTATTAAGCAGATTACTGAAGAAGTTTTATCTGAGAAATTCTCTATTTGCCAAGACGGTTCGCCAATCATTGTCGAAATTGTTAGTATTGAAGCACCAACTACTGGTATCGCAATCGGTCCCTTTACTGCAACTAAAAAGGAAACTATTGTAAAGATTAAGATAACTAAGGACGGCAAAGATTATATCGGTGAAGGTACTGCAAAGACCACAGTTAAATCAACATTCATCGAGTTAAAGGATAGTAATTTGCCATTTGAAAAAACTACGTTTGCAAGCGCTGTAAAAAAGAGTATAGTTGACGCAGTTAATAAAATGTAATGATGGCACCGATTAGACGTTTCATATTAACTATATTGACGTTAGTACTTCCAATACTAGCAATGGCTCAGGCTACGACAGTAAGTTTGGGAGGAACTTCATCTACTCTATCAGTAAGTCACAATACTTGGACAAAAGTTGATCCCAACGTTACATTAACGGCTAACGGCACAATAACTGGGTTTAGAGTTCAAATATCACAAAGTTACATTAGTGGAACTAGCGGTGATCAATTAAGATCAACTGCCACTCTGCCATCGGGCATTACAGTATCGGCTTTCAATACGACAACTGGTATTTTAGTATTTAACGGTACGACGACTGCTGCTAACTGGGAAACTATTTTAAGAGGAGTTGAATTTAAATCTACCTCTAGTACGTGTTATGCTCTTCAACGAAGAGTAACGTTTGTTGCAGGCATAGTATTCTATAATCCATTAACTGAACACTTCTACGAGTATGTATCAGGTAGTACATCATGGACAAACTCAAAAACCTCTGCTGAAAACCGATCATATTTCGGTAGAGCTGGTTATTTGGCAACAATGACCTCTGAAGCTGAAAATAACTTTGTTTGGAAATTAATGGCAAATGATGGTTGGTTTGGTGCATCGGATGAGGTAACTCAAGTCAATACTGCTAAAGGAACTACAGCGTACGCTTCGCAAGCCGCAGTAGAACAAAAATGGCACTGGATAACTGGTCCTGAAAAGGGAACACAATTTTCTAGCGGTAGTACTGCAACAACTGGCCAATACGCAAAATGGGCAGGTGGTGAACCGAATAACTCAGGCGGGGAACATTATGGCCAATTCTATTCAGGTAATGCCGGTTCATGGAATGACCTGCCCAACACCAATTTACCTGGATATATTTGTGAATATGGAGATATGCCAAATGATCTAACTTCAAGCATTACGATTTCGACTCGCAATATTGAAATATCTGGAGCGTCAAGTGGATACATTAGCGGCGGTAATATCAATGTATGTTCCGGTAGTAATAGTACGACTCTAACTCTCAATAGCTATACTGGCAGTATCGCGAGATGGGAATATTCATTTGATAATTTCTTTACGGCTGGTGTTACAATATCAAGCACGTCATCGAGCATAACTGTTACGAATCTAACTAAGACTACTTATTATCGAGCTATCGTAAACTCAACGAGCCCACAATCATGTACCGGTTTAGCCTCATCTAGTATTTACTTGGCAGTTAAGCCAACCAAAGCCGGTACAATATTCGCAGCAAATAATTCGATTTGCGCAGGCGGGCAAGTCGAGTTAACCTTATCTGGTCAACAGGGTAATATTAATAAATGGCAGCGATCAACCGATAATGTAAACTGGACTGATATTTCAAATACGACAACTAGTTTAACTGAGACAGTTAGTTCAGCTGGTACATATTATTATCGAGTTCAAGTACAAACGCCAAACTGTGGTAGCGCAATCAATTCAGACGCAAAGACTATCACAGTAACTTCTGGAACTCCACCAGTCGGCGGATCTGTTTCCTCGGCAGTTCACACGACCTCAACGAATTCGGGCACATTGACTCTTAGTGGATACACTGGTACAATCGTAAAGTGGCAAAGATCTACTAACTCTGGAGTTACTTGGACAGACATTTCAAATACATCTGCCTCATATTCATATTCAAATCAAACTGATGGTACTCTATTTAGAGCTCAATTAACTAGTGGTACTTGTGGATTTGCATTCTCTTCAAATGGAGAAATCGTGGTTGGGCCATTTACGCAAAGCGGCACAGTGTATTCTTCAGAAGGAGTCGGCGTTCAAAATATAGAATTAACTCTATATTATAAGCTAAAAGCGGACACAGCTTATACTGTCCACAGCAAAGATACAACTTCATCTTCTGGTACATATTCATTTTCAACTGTATTAGGGGTTAGTAAGTATGACTTTAAATTAGTAATTCAGATTGATTCAATTGGATTACCAACTTCGACTGACGCTGAATCGTTTAATCAGAAAGTTCTATCACAAAGTTTTAATTCTAAAGATTATTATCGAATGGACGTAAATGGCAATTCGACTCTATCGATTACTGATGTTTATTTGATTTTTGCAAGAGCAAACGGTAAAATTCCATCATGGGCAAATACCATACCTAGTTACCGAATTTTTCAAACAAGTCAATGGAGTACAATCAATTCAAGTTCAGCTAATCTAACTTCAACTTATCCTGGTGTACAAACTCTATCGCTGACCTCGTTAACGGCAGGCGGCACAACTAATTTCTATCTAGTCCGTACTGGCTTTAGGAATTAACCTTTTCCAAATAAATAGTATAAAATAAGTAAAGACTTTTATGGTAGAAGTGATAGATTTTTGGGCTCCGTGGTGCGGTCCATGTAAAGTAATGGGGCCAATCATTGATGGGCTGATCGAAAAATATGCTGATAATGAAGATGTTACGATTCGTAAAGTCAATGCAGATGAAGATTCAGCTGCAATCAATGAGCATGCAATCAGAAGTATCCCAACTTTAATCTTTAAAAAAGACGGGCAAATTGTAAAAAATATCGTGGGTGTAAGAAAGGCTTCTGAAATAGAAGCCATGATAAGTGAACTGTTGGTAAATTAAGAAAATATGGTAATAACACTAATCTCAGATACGCATAATAAACATAGTCGAGTTACACATGATCTACTTGGAGGAGAATTACTTCTGCATGCAGGAGATTTAACATCAATGGGTTATGAACATGAACTTGAAAATTTCTTTAACTGGTATAAGAATGTCCCAGGTTATGAGCATAAAGTGTTCATTGCTGGCAATCACGATTGGGGTTTTCAAGATAATGCTGAGAAGATTCAAGAGATGTTAGAAAAATATCCAGAGATAGATTATTTAGAGGACAACATGTATGTAGTTGGCGAAGATTATTCGACAGCTATCAAAATTTGGGGTAGTCCATGGCAACCTGAATTCTATAATTGGGCCTTTAATTTACCAAGACAGGGAGAAGAGCTTGCTGAAAAATGGGCACAAATTCCAGTAGGTATAGACATCTTAATTACGCATGGCCCAGCTTGGGGATTCAACGATACGGTCGAGGGCAATCGAAGTATTCCACTAGGCTGCGAATTACTCGCAGCTAGAATCAAGGAGGTCAAGCCAAAGATCCACGTATGTGGTCATATTCATACTGGATATGGTTATAAGTTTGATGGCACAACACACTATTTTAATGCAGCCGTTTTGAATGAACATTACTTGTATGCAAACAAGCCATTTCAAATCGATTGGAATCCAGAGACAAATGAAATAGTATTTTTATGAGCAGATATACAAAGCAGGCAATTGACAAAACGCTAGTGTATGGCTGGGACCATGCACTGGGTTATTTTTACGAAGAATGGATTACTTCGGATTTTAAAGACGAAGACGGCACTCCATTTGCAGACCGCTGTTCAATGTTCGGCATGCAGAAGAATGAATTTGTCGACAAGTTACATCAATACCGAGTCAAAGAATCTCACATGGAGGCAGTGGCCCTAGACGTCCCCTTTTGAGTATATTAGTATTATGAAAAATCTAATAATATTCGGCTTTATTGCTGGTCTGCTAGGTGCAGCGTCAGCTATCTTTATCACTGAGGCAGTTTCATTTTCGAAGAATTGGCAATATTACGCTATTGGTTCAACACTCAGTGTTACGTTAGCAATCCTTATCGTTAAGTCGCTTTACGGAAAGTTTATCGAATTTAC